GTAATCTTCTTACCCTTGTAGTTTCCAGTTAGTAGTCCTGGGAACATTCCCTTACCCTTGGTCGAAGCCTTCTTGCTAACTGTGTTAGCGCCAGCGTTTCCTCTAGCGCGTGCTTCGTCAGCAGACTTTGCAGTAGTAACCTTCTTAGGTTTAGCAGGTCCTGGCTTTTGAATACGCTTATCAGCACGCTGACCTTGCGCTGCTGTAAGACGACGTGCTCCGTACATGCGCTTTACGCCTTCTACGAAGTCACCTGAAGTACTTGGACGAGCAGCCTTCTTAAGTGCTGCTTGCATTCCCATACCCTTGATTTTGTCGATTGTTCCTTGGGAAACCTTTATCCTCGCTGGAGGCGCTGGCTTCCTAGGTCCTCTTTTAACTGATGGCATTTTACCACTTCACCTTATCTGCCCAATATGCGGCACTCATTTTACCTTTAGCGATGTTGCGACTATGGCGAGCCTTAAAACTCTTGCGCTTCATCTTCATACGACGGGTTTCACCCGCCTTTGGCTTACCAGCGGTGGAGGCACCTTGCTCGCCAAATCTAATTGTTTTTACCTGGCTGCCTTCTTTAGCAACCACGATGTGTGATTTCTTAGGGTGGTTGGGAGTACGCTTTGGCTTGTTGTAGCCACTCACACCTGCACGTGCTAAGCGTGAATCTCTAGTCTTTCTTTTTGCCATACTCACCATACTTTCCAAGAACTGCTCTTACTGTGCCGTTCTTATTGAGCCGTACAACCATCCCGTCCTTTATCTGGACTGCATTGAATCCAAGATGACGCTTGTACTTTCCTGAGGACATTAGACGCCTTTAACCCTCTTGAGTCTTGGGTTCTTGCGCTTTGCCTTCTTGCTCGCTTTGCGAGTTGACGATGCGAGGATTGCACCAGCACTCTCCATCGACACACCTGACTTGCGGGCAATCTTCTTTTGGACTGCTTTGAACCCTGGATGCTTGGCTGGCTTCTTCATTAGCGTACTTTCTTCTTTGCATTCTTGTTCTTGCTCTTTAGCGGAACACCAGTAGCAATTGCTCTATCTAGCGCGTTCATACGACCAACCTGTGCAGGTGTCTTAGCGCGAGAACTAGACATCTTTACTGAATAATCTTTCTTTGCCATTACTTCTTGCCTTTCTTAGTCATTTTCTTTGTTGCTTTACCCTTGCCGTATTCCATCATCATTTCTTTTTTTGATTCAGTCTTTTCGTGCTTTTTCATAGCCTTTTTAGACTTATACTTTTCGCTTTTAACTGACATTATTTTCCTATCTCTTTCATTACCTCGGCCACTCCCTTGGTAATCTGTTTGGCTTTGGGCATACTGTCAGCATTATAAGGTTTGCCCAGAACCTCTGATGCTTGGTGTGCTTCTTGTATATCTTTCATACGTGTTCCTGACGGCTGGATACCCTGTGCTCTAGCATCTCTATATGCTTGTAGTTCAGCGTTCCACTTCTTGTCAGGAATATCTCTCTTTGCGTCCCCAGGGTTCATCTGTAGTGTTGAGGCTTTACAGCCAAAACAACCTTCTACATACTCTGGATGATGTTCCCAGTGCTTCATAGTGCGGTAAAGTTAGCCTCCGTAACTCCTACATTGGCAGCAATAAGTGCTGCCTTAGTTGTCTCATCAACAGTATGGTTTCTACCACCAAGGTAAACTTCTGAATAAGAACTTAAACTGTCATCAGTTGGGTATCTAATCTGAGAATAAACTGAACCAGACTTAACAATGGAAATACCTTTATCCAGTTTATAAAAGCGGAACAAGCGGTGTTTACCTATTGGCCCCTCTTTAGCAACTGGTGTTTTAAATGTATAGTTCGCCATTATTCTCCTTTAGTGAACTCACCCAAAGGGGACAGGTTTCCCTATCCCCCAGAGTCAATCAACTAAGCGATTGATGAACCGCTTTCAATGCGGTACAAAGCCTCTTCGCGGTAGCGAGCGAAGCCGAGTACGCCGTACCAGCCCATTGGGCGGTGACGCATCAAGCGGTCTACTACTGGTCCGATGACTACGTGTGGCTCTTCAGCAACTGCCTCAGCAAGAGCCTGCTGTCCGCAAAGGATTGTGCGGTACACCTTTGCAGATGAAGCACCATCAGTTGCAGCGTATAGACGTGGGGACTCTACGAAGAATGCACCTTCGTATGTTCCGATTTCACCTGTCCAGATGCGGTCCTGTGAAGCACCGTACTGATTAGGTAGAAGCCATCCTGCTGAGCCTGTCTCTGCACGAAGGTCGTGTGAAACCTCTGGGTGAATACCAGCCCAGAATAGTGAGCCCTTGCGAGCAACAGCCTTGTTAGCACGTAACTTAGCAACAGCCTTGCGGATGTTTGCAGAAGATAGTGTTGCAGCAGCAGTAATTGTTGCGGTAGATGTAGCGGTTGAACCTGAGTAAATCACGTTGCTTCCACCACGTAGAGTTGTCATTGCAACCTGGTCAATAGAATCGGCAAGGTTGAACGCAATAATGTTAGCGATTGCTGGGTCTACATCAGCAAGGCTGAAGAGTTCCAACGCACGGGTAACTAGTACTGAGTTACCGTACTCATTAAGAGTAATGGTAACTGAGGTAGGTGTAGACATTGCAACTGCATCTGGGTCTGTTGTTTCAGTCAGTGTTGAAGTTGCAGCGGAAAGGTCAACATAACGTTGTAGAACGACTGTTGAGCCAGGGATTGCTTGCTTTGCTGGGCGCTTATCTGCGACAGAACGGATTAGTGGTTCTGAGCGGAGAGCAAATTCAAGAAGGCGGTCATACGCCTTCTGAACTAGACCAGCAGCACCAGCGGTTCCACCTAAAGAGGCGGAGTCTGTTGATACATATGCCATTTAATTAGTCTCCTAGACTATGAACGAGTTATGATTGTGAACGAAGGAAAGCAAGTAACTCATCTGCACTTTGTGCATTATCAAGTTTTGCTGTTAAATCATTCATCTTGTCAGGGGCAATTCCACTCTGCGTAACAACATCCTGCTGGCGTAATGCCGCTAGATTCTGTTGCTGTTCCTCACTCTTAATTTCTGGCTGATACCCAATCAGGTCTCCATTTTCTTGGAGCCATCCGTTCAGAGATTCCTCTGTTATATCGCCCAGGTCTTTTAGAATAAGACGTGCAGCCTTGGTATTGATACCCTTCTTTTCTAGGACTTCCTTGACAGTTCGCTCACGCTGCACCTTGGATAATTCCTCAAGTTGCTCTGTGAGTTCCTTGATACGTTTTTCATCTGCTCGTTTGGCTTTTCTTAGTTTTTTAACTAAGTCATCACCAGTAGCAAACTGTTCGTTGTCTTGGTCATCGTCTTCTTCGTCCCAGTAGTTGTTGCTCATAGCAACCACCCTTTCTATTCGTTGTTAGTCGCAAGCCACAGTTCTACTCGGGGTAAATAGGCTGGCTCTTGCTATCGGTCTAATACACCTGACGGGGCCGATGGGTCCGTCTAGGGATTCTTAGAAGTTGCCTTGTGACTGAGAACCAAAGGATGCTCTGGATATACCAGAAGAACCACCGAATTGGCTTCTCTCTCTAGCACTTAGGCGCTGTCTTGCACGGGCAGCGGAAGCAAGTCCTAGCACGGACTCTTGTTCTGCTTCTAACTGGCCATATTGTTCATAAGCATTTCCATACAGTGAACTTAAAAATTCTGCTCTAGGTAGTACACCGCTAATGTATTGGGCTGCTCTAGCAGCAGTCTCTGCTGTAGCACCAGCCTTAACCATTGCATCTACACCAAGAGTCTGTCGGCTTACATTGCTGAAACCAGTTCCAGTTTGTCCAGCATTTAAGGATGACAATAATCCTTGTTCTCCAAACTTAGCACCTACTTCAGCAGCAGTTACCTGACGCTCTAACTTAGGCAGTTCATCCTCTGGGTTTAGCAGATATGCTGCAAGGTCTGTAGTTGTAATGTTATAAAATCTACGTAGTGTATCTGTAACCAATGGGTCAGCATTCTGAACCCTGTCTATAGCAATAGATACTCTGCTTTGCAACTCTGAAGGTGACATATCTCCAGCAATAAACTTGCTTACATAGTCATCAGAGTCAAATCTTTTTAGGCCATATGCCCGAAGGATTTGGCGATACTTATCCTCAAGGGCTATGTATTCACCAGGCTCAAGAACCGCTAGGTTATTCTTTCTGCGGATTTCATTAGCCTTAAACCGCTCTTTCCACTCTGGAGTACTAGAAAGTTCTAAAGAAATAGTGGCTTCTGTGGCACCAGCAATAGCCAGTTCTTTCATTTTAGGGATAAGACTTGATAGCCCATACTTAGTAAACAAATCAGTAAGGGTTGATATAGCAGTTTCTGTTCTTTGTTTTTCCTGCAAAGCCATATAAGCAGCAGTC